TCTCGACTACAACATTACTATCTATCATGCGCGTGTATACCCCCGTGGGTCTTCAACTACAGCTTCTACTGTATCATCATTAATGATACGAAACTCTTTGCCGCTTACTTTGAAGCGTGTGCCTGAGTATGAGCGGAAGATGACAAAGTCGCCCTCTGCACACCATGGGCCATTAGGGAACCGGTCTTTATCCGTATAGGCTTCTGTACCCACACTGATAACGTATCCAATGATGGATGCGGTTTCCTCCATAGACTTTAGCGAGTCCGGCATGAAAACACCGCCCTCTGTCTTACCTTCTAGTTCTGGGATTGCGATGAGAATCTTGTAGCCTTTGGGCTCCGGCAATTTTGCCAACAGTTGTTCATCATCTACTTTGTCGGTAGCGTACATCTTAGTCTCCTGCAGTGATTAAAGGCTCACAGCGCCCTTTGCGCGGACTATTCCGCGTTATCAGAATATCTACACGTATGGTGTTTAATCATCAACGTATCTTTTTTCGATCTCTTTTACGTCGTTACGTATGATACTAAGCGCCTCGTACTTACCGACGAGTTTCCAGTATGTTTCTTGGTCTTTGGCACCGCCCTCGGCTAGGTGTTCAGCGATAGAAGTGCGATTCTCTTCTAGTCGGGTAAGGACGGTGTGAAAGATACTATCAGCCATCAAAGTCTACTTTCTCTGCGACGTCTAGAGCCAAGCGGACCGCTGCCTCTTTCTGGTCTGTTTCGAGCTCGGCAACCTTGATTCCGATGCGCGCTACCTCTTTCTGTTCTTCAGAGTCAATGCGTGCTTGCTGTAGGCGGGCGTTCTCTACTTTAGCAGCAGCGTCAACCTCGGCCTTCAGTTTGTCCATCTCGATCTTGTGCGCCAACTCTTTCTCTTTAATCATCAGCTCACGCTGTTGGATTTGAGTTAGCGGATCAGCCTGCTGCGCAGCTGCTTGTTCTGCGGACGCTTCGGCTTGGTTCTTCTGGAATAGCTTGTCTGCGGCCTGTGAGGCTAGGCGTGAGACCTGCAATTCGAGTTCTTCTGGCAGTGGTGCTTCTGGGTCTGGTAGTTCCACACCAAGCTGTTTCTGTATCTCTACACGATACTGCAGGGCTACGTGCTCTGTAATGTGAGACATCATAGCGGACTGGATTGCGCTTGCGAACGGTGATTGACCCACGATCTGTTGGATTTTGGGGTCTTGCATCGCCAGCATATGCGTTTGAATGTGTGCTTCGTGGTCCTGATACGCGAACGCCTTGACGGGCTCTTGCTTCAGAATCATCATGTTTTCCGTCACTGGGTCAGCCGGTTTGATATCCTCTGGCAGTTTGATGATATCCTCCGCATCTTGGATACCCAAAACTTCGAGCATCTGACGGTGCAGCTTGCCCATGTCGTACATCTGAGGTGCTTGCTTAGACAGCTGGAGCGCCGCTTGATACTGCATAATGCGCTGCGCCATTGTGGCGGCGTTAGGGTCGGAAACAGGGATTACATCCACACGACCATCAAAGTCAGAGATACGGTCCGCGGGCTCGTCCATCTCGTAGGCATACTCTGCGGGCATGTAGTCATGCACGATCCGTGCCAAGATGCGTAGTTCTTGTTTCATAGCCGCGTGTAAGCGGGCTTGGATGCCTGACATGACCTGCATGGAGCGTTCCATGAGCGCCAGAGTCGTCCCTACAGGGGCCTGACCGTTGATGTCACCTATTTGGATGTCACCTACTGCACCAATGCGTCTACCCTCTTCTACGACGTTCCCTAAGAGGTTGTAGAGGACGCTGGAAGGTTCTTTGTAGGGTAGTGGCACAATCGAGTCTTTGATCGTCCCAGAGGGCACGTCTACATCTCGGAACTCACCCGGCATGATCGGGGTGTTATCCCCAGTAATACGCATGCCACGGGCCTTAAAGCCTGCTGGTAGGTTAGATAGAGTACCAGCATCTACGAGCTGGCGCATGATAGAGGTAGCAGACTTAGTCAGACCACCCAATGTGTGGATGAGACCCGTGCCGTAGAAGCCCATACCGGGAAGGTAAGGGAAGTGGACGACGTGCATACGCTTTTCGCGCTTCATGTCTTCCTCGTACCAGTTGCGGCGGATAGACAAGATGGTGCTGGAGGACTTGTCGATTGTAACCACGTAAGGCAGTGCAACCCCATCGACGTCATCAAACGGCTCAGGTAAGTCTAAGTCAACGTGCATCTCTAGCAACGTGTGGCGGGGGTCATCGGAAAACGTAGGCTCGGAGCCTTCTAGCTCGTTGTACTTTTCTTCGATGTCCGTAATTTCTTTGGTGGCTGTCGGCAGCTCTACGTCACGGTAGAATCCGTTAACCTGCAGCTTCAGGATTTCCTCCGGTGTCCGCTTCATCACGTGCGTAAACCGTGGTGCAGTCCGTAGATTAGACGCTCCGTAGGACACAACTAGGTCTTCTGCGGGCACAAACTGCGATACAGGACGCTCGGTGATAGGATCGAAGTAGATTTTCTTGAACGCGGAGCCTGCCATCGGCAGTTTGAACAGCATTTGCTCCATTTCGTCGCGATAATCAGGCATTTTCTCTGTAATGAGGTAGTTCAGCTCGGTTTCTACGCGTTGAGCCTGCTCAAACTTCTCAGGTGTCATCTTGCCCATGATCTTACTGCGGACTGGTCCAGCAGCAGGCATAAGCTCGCCCATAGCTTGTGCTTGGAACTTTATAACCGCCTCGGTCATCATCGGGTGATAGACCCCAGACGCGCCATTCCACGGTTCTGTACGCTCTTCTACCTTCATACCGAGCAAATCCATGCCCTTAATGTAGGCGTTGGCCCACTCACTGCGGGATTCACGGTCAGATGAGAAGTGGTCGATCAAGTCACTGGCAATAGACTCTAGTTCACCGTCTTCAATATACTCGGCGAGGTTGTCATCGTGCGCAACTTCTTCGTCAATATCAGTACTTTGCCCGAACTCGACTACAACAGACCCGTCATCCATGATAACTTCAAGCGCGTCTATTTCTTCTGGCACTTCCATTTCGATATCTAGCTCAGGTTCTACCCCGTCTTCCATCATAAGAAGGATGTCACTAGGTTCCATAGATTTTTCGACTGCCATGATGTGCCTCATTCTGAGCGTTTGGACGCACTATAGCAGATATAGTGCCTAAATAGAAATACCCTGCGTAAAGTGGGGACACGACTAACGAAGGGAGGTCGTCGTGCCATGCCCCCACGGACGCTACCAACGTCCTATTCGGGGTATACTGTAAAGTTGTATCTGTGTCATCCCGTCAATAATACGCCGCTTTCCGGCGTAAATACGAGTGATCTTCTTCCATATCGGTTGGTAGCCGTATGAACCCACCTTGACGGAACCTAAGCAGTGCCATGACGGTACTATCGACCAAGTCATCGTTCGACATGAACGGGAACCCGGCCACTTCTTCGACCAGCTCGTCTGCCCAGCGGGTCGCCGGTACCCAGACCATGCCCGAGGATATGATATCTGACACGGAATTGAGGCGAGCCATCTTGTCGCCGGTCCCACGGTGCGGTGTATACTCTGATACTGGCAGGCCCATGCGCCGCATCTCTTGGTAGAGTGCCACACCGGAGCTTTTCTTCTCCACGATGAACGCGTCAGGCTCCCATTTATTGTACTCGTCCATAGCTAGTTGTTTTAACTCAGGAAATTCCAACCGTTCCTTGATGGAGTCCAGCAGCATAATGTTGTGAGCCCCTGTCTCCTCGTTGAGGAACACGCCCCACGAGGTAAGTGCGGTGTAATCGGCCCTGTTGTGCTTCTCTGCAGCGGCATCGAGGGACATGATTATGTACTCAACCGGCGGTATGTTGTCGTGCGGCCAGATATTCCACCACTCGCGCTTAACTATCGAGGCTTCTTCTGAGGTAGGCTGCTGCTGATACTGTGAGTTCCATTGGAACGCGGGCATCGAGGCTTTTGTGCGGAGCAGGGCCTGCAAGTCGAAGAACTCCGGCCACAGCGGTTTCTGTATGGGTTTACCGTCAGCATCTTCCGAGTCGAGTATCGCAGGGAACTCAACCACTTCGTACTGGTCGGACATCTCGTTCTTGGCCATATCGGTAATAACACGCCCGCTAAGGTCGTCCATATGCCATCTGGTTTGCACGATGGCCACGCGGCCCCCGGGCATTAGTCGGGTACGCGCCCCGAAGGTGAACCACTCGTAGGCTTTTTCGAAGACCGCGAAGTTCCCGTTGATGACGTCTTGCTCTGAGTGGGGGTCGTCAACAAGTAAAAGGTCAGCACCACGTCCCGCAAGCGCAGAACCAATACCACACGCAAAATACT